ACGACACACAAGGACGCATCACAATGACCAAACTATTTGCCTCACTTAGTCTGTTTGCATTGGATCAGGTTGTACTCAAATACATCAGGAACAACCCTGGATGTAGGTTGTATCAAATCGATGCAGATACTCTGCAATCACACCACAGCTGGGGAACAAAGCACATTGTTGAACGTTTGGAAGAACGCAACAAGATCGCTGTGATTCGCTACAGGCACGATAAGAAGATTGCACCACGTTATTACCCACTTGGTGTGTGATGGTATCAGTTTATCGAGCCTATACAGAGACGGGTGTGATTGTTCTGCTTGCCAAGTCAATCACGGACGCACACCTAAGCGTGAGGGAGTTATTTCCTGATGATGCAATTCGGATGATTGTTCACGACACTGATTGGGAGGACTCATGAAGACTTATGCAATCACTTTCGGTTATGACTTAATGCGTGGAGGCAAGCGTATCACAGGGACGGACTTTGTTCATGCTCGTTCATTTGAAGAAGCCTGGACTATGGCGAAAGGAATGTGTTCACGCACTGAGAAAGTTCTCTACGTTGATGAATACATCAAACCAAACGAGGTGATCTGATCATGAAGACTATGTTTGAGAGCTTTGTTGTTGCATTGATGATGGTGATGATGTCATCACTGACGTTCTACGGAGCCTTAGGTGTTGATCCCAGTGTCAATCAAGGTCGCATGGAGGCATCGAAATGACGGTGTTTGTCATTCTTGATACATGGATGCATATCATTGCTTGCTTTAAGGATAACAAGCAGGCACTGGCGTACGCAGAAGTGTTAATGAGGGAGTCACCTGATTCACATTTCACAGTGGAGGAACACCCGATTATTTGAGTGAACAACCCAAATGCAGACAATTCTACGAGGACGCAGCCCGCCCCTTTGCTTGTGCCTGTACCCGCTGGATCGCATGATCTAGCACATTGTTGTACTAAATGTATTCACTTGATGAAGTAACTTACCTTGATGCGCTGTTGCTGATGTGTCTGCATTTTCAACAGCTAGAGCGTTACGACCCAAGCTACAAGGACGCCTTGCGGTGTATCCAAGACTGTGAACGCAGACAGATGAGGTTGGAACATAATGGCTAAGAAAGATCCGTTCCCCAATAATTGGCAGGACGTATTTGAGTTGGAAGATGATGACTTTGAGTCGCCACCATTCATTCATGTGCTGGAAGACTCAGTTGTTTGGGAGTTGCCAGATCCATTTATTTGTGTCATCCGGTCGTATAACCGAAAGGATAATCAACTCAAGGAATATGCGTACAAGCGAGAGAGTGTAGCGCAGGCAAAGATCATGGAGTTGGCAACACAAGGTGATGAGCTTACTATCCTTACCCAACAATTCATCGGTACAATCAACTACAGCAGCGATGACGATTCTTGAAATTCAAGGAGAACCTGCCTTCAAGGGTTCTTATTTCACAGCCCAGGAATACAGGGACGCCTGGGGTGATGACTGGGACAGTGTGTTCAGCGCCGAGCAGCGCCCCAGCGATGACGAGCCAGATTAGTAGACCTGTACTACACTGGCTCTACAACGCAAGGAGACCTCGGATTATTCCATGACACTGCTCGACGGCTTTGGGATTTATGTTGGCTGGGACCGCTGCGGTGCTGCATGGCTGCTGCATGTCTACAGCGGAGCCTTTCAGGTTCAGGTGGGACGGTTACTGTTAGGATGTGATTGGTTCTTCAGAGATCCTAATGTCCGAAACTTTGAATCCACTCCTCAAATTGAGGACGGACGATACAATGTGGAAACTATGCCGAATCCACGAGTTGTTTCGCACACAAGACACTGAAGTACCAGGCCAGTTGGTATCCGTGTTTTGCTTCATTGCCTCGCATAATCCTTGTAATTTACAAGCGATACAGCAAGCACTTGGTCTATCACCAAATAGCACAAGTCGAAACACTGATTGGTTAAGCTCGCATCATCGTCTGGGTAAGCCTGGGATGGGTTTGATCTATAAAAAGAGAGACCCATTTGATTACCGGCTGAGGCTTGTGGGCTTAACACCAAAGGGTCAGATCATGGTCAACCAAATCAAGGAGATTCTCAATGAGAACTGAACCAGTCAAGACATGGGGGGAAGCGGTCGACTTCACCTTCAAGACCAGGGACGCCTGGCGACACGGCAATTCACGGCCGACCAACATGTACAACTGCCAGCACATCACCAATGCGATTGGCAATTCATTTCCACTCATAAAAATCACACCACTTGTCATCAATCAGGTGGCGATTGATCTGGAAGATGAGCGGCAGATGTCCAGCTCGACCATCAACCGGGTGATCAGTGCGGTCTCCACCGTGCTGAACCACTGCCAAGCGATGGGCGTGATCGAGTTCACACCCCCGCGGTTCCAACGCCGCAAGGAGGGGGAGCACCGGCTGACATGGTTCACCAAGCCGGAGGTGGAGACGCTCTACCAGGCCGCCATCGACCCCTACGAGCGTGATGATGTGGCGGCCATCGTCGTGACGGCTGCGTACACCGGATTGCGTCAGGGAGAGCTATTGAAGCTCAGGGTGCAGGATATTGATCTGGGCACCCAGCAGTTGTATGTCGGTGGTCGGGAGGGCTTTGAAACGAAAGCCAAGAACTTCCGCAGTGTGCCGATTCATGCACGCATCCAGGAGCTATTGCATCACCGCTGCGAATATGCCCGCAGGGACACACTGGTGTTTGGAGATGATTGGCCTGGTGGCAAGGATCAGCTGATTCGTGCGTTCAAAAAAGTAAGGAATTACTCTGTAAAGAAAGACGACAGTTGGGCCTTCCATTCCCTGCGCCATTCCTTTGCCACATGGTGCGCGGAAGCGGGTGTTCCATTAAGAACGCTGATGGGTCTGATGGGACATGCCAATATTGAAACAACGTTACGATATGCAAAGGTTACGGACCAGGCCAGGGTCGACGCGATCAAAGCGATATGAGTCCGCCTAAGCGCCGATCTAGGCGCGTCTAGCACCCCGTCTGATACGCTCTTTGAGCACCGGGCGACGGGCAACTCTCACGAGTCCCATCGCTGGAATCCCCACGCGGATGTGGCGGAATTGGTAGACGCGCTAGTTTCAGGTAGGCGCTTCGACTTGTTTTGATCGATGCCAAGAAGCCGGGGTAACACCCGGCTTTCCCTTTGGTTACTGGATTCCACTCAGCTAATTGAAGTAGCGACGGATCTAGCGACAACCATTCCACATGAGACACCATGCCAACACCAGCTCAGATCGATGAGCAGCTCGCATTGGAGCGCCGCGCCATTGCCTGTGGCCGTGAGCGTCTCCTGGATAACACCCGCAAATTGGAGGAACGCACCTACGCATCAGCCACCGTCTATGGCTGCGCCAGCATCTCAGCAGCCGTACCGGAGGTGGCCAAGACCATTGAGGAGACGGTGCAGAGGATCCACAAAGGGCACAACGGGCGGGACTTTGCAACGATCCACCAGTACCTGGAGCAGATCGAACCTGAAGCTGCCGCCACGATTGCTCTCAAGCTCACGTTCGACAAGGTCTTCTCCCCCAAGGACCGAGCCAATGAGATTGCCAATGTGATCAACGGGATCGGACATGCCCTAGAGCAGGAAGCACAGATCCGGTGGTACGAAAATCAAGATGCGGATCTGATGGACCGCATCAGGAGGAGCTACTGGCACAGCGCCTGTGGCACCCAGCAGAAGGCCACGGTGGCCAGAACAATGATGAACCGCAATGACTACCACTGGCAGACGTGGGGAGGCATTGTGCGGGCCAAGCTGGGCGGCTGGCTGCTGGACTGCGTGATGCGTACCACAGGCTGGTTTGATCGCATCACAGTGGTCAGAGGCAAGGGCACACCGACATTGGTGGTGCCATCACTCCTATTTGCGATGCAGAAAGAGGAGCTGATGAAGGATGCGTTGATGTTCGCTCCGATGGCGTGGCCCATGCTGGTCCCACCGCGAGATTGGTCACCGATCAAGTCCGGTGGATACCTGACCAATGAGGTCATGAACGGTCATGAAATGGTCCGCAGGGGAGACCCGACACTAATACAGGGGAACACACCTCTCCTGTTTCTGAACAAGCTCCAGAAGGTCGCCTACACGCTCAACACATTTGTGATCGAGGTAGCTGAGACGCTACTTGAGCGAGGCTGCAAGGTGGGAAAGTTCCTACCAATTGTGGAGCTACCGCTGCCCAACAAACCTTGGGACATTGCGGAGAATGAGGAAGCCAGGCACGAATACCGTCGTGCTGCAGCGGAAGTCATGAATCAGAATGCAGCGAGTTTTAAACGCTCCTGCAGAACGAGGATGACCATGCAGACTGTGGGGATGTTCAAGGAGAAAGAGAGGTTCTACTTACCTGCGTCTTTTGACTACAGAGGGAGATGCTATTTCATCCCTGCATTTCTTACCCCACACGATACAGACTTTGGCAAGTCGTTGTTGAAGTTTGCTGAACCAAGCTTCATGACTGACGAAGCTGAAGGCTGGTTGGCTTTCCAGGTTGCCACGACATACGGCCTAGACAAGGCCACAATGCAGGAACGACAGGAGTGGGTCACGGCCAATCACAGCCTGATCTCTCGTGTCGCAACCGATCCACTTGGCAATTTATGTGAATGGGAAGGGGTATCTGAACCCTGGCAGTTCATTGCAGCTTGCGAAGAATACAACTCGTGTGTCATTGAGTGCTCACGAAGTTGGACATCATTACCAGTTGCAGTCGATGCAACCTGTAGCGGCCTACAGATTCTTGCAGGTTTAGCTAGAGATCAATCGACAGCACAACTGGTCAATGTATTACCAGCAGACTGTCCTAGTGATGCATACAAGGTGGTAGCAGAAGCAGCAAAGCCGAAGCTGCCTGAACACCTCGCTGCTCTCTTAGATCGGAAGGTCACAAAGAGAACAGTCATGACCATCCCATACAACGCTACAAAGCATTCCAACAGGGCTTACATCCGTGAGGCACTGAAAGAAAAGGGTGCTGAGTTTACTCCTGATGAATTGACACTCATTGTCAACGCAGTCAGAGAAGCGATGTATGAGGTTGTGCCTGGCCCGATGCGGGTGATGGATTGGATCAAACAGGAGGTGGGTGCTGCGTTTAAGCGTGGAGTAGACCGATTGCAATGGGTGACACCGTCTGGATTTGTCGTTAAGCAGAACAGGCGGAAGTACTCGTACAAACGAGTTGAACTGGAAATCCTAGGGACATGCAAGATCAAACTTGAAGATAGTCCTGAAGGCCCAGATGTTAATGGTCACAAATCCAGCACAGCACCAAACCTGATCCACTCAATCGATGCATCGATCCTGCATCGTGCATTCCTGAAGTTCAACGCTCCGTTCACTGTCATCCATGACTCAGTCCTTTGCAGGGCAACAGACATGGGTGAACTCAATCGTGTAGTACGGGAGACCTACTACGACATCTTTAGCGAAAGCAATCCATTGATTGAATTTGCTAAGGCAATTGGCGCCGAGACCGAGCCACCAGTCATTGGTGATTTGGATCTCGATTCCGTCCTTGAATCAACCTACTTTTTTTGTTAATGGCCACCAAAACTATCGTCACTGAAAAACCTGTTGTTCTTGAAGGCTATCAGGCTGTGATGAAACCAAGCAAGTTTGGCTACTCACTTGCTACTGTGTTTACCGATGATCTCATTAAGAAGCTTGAGGAAGATCGAACCGAAAGCTTGAAGTGGTGTGAGTCGAAACTGAAGAACCCGAAACGATCAACTCTCAAGCCTGAACCTTGGGAAGAAGTTGATGAGGGTAAGTTCAAAGTCAAGTTCTCGTGGAATGAAGAGAACATGCCCACTGTGGTGGATAGTGAAGGTACGGTTGTTACTAACACCAATCTGCCGGTCTATTCGGGGTCTACGGTGAAGCTGGCATTCTTCCAGAAGCCTTACATCCTCAAGGATGGTGTCACCTACGGCACCAGCTTGAAGCTGAAAGGAATTCAGATCATCAGTCTTTCAAGTGCTGCTGGTGTGGATACGGGTGACATGGATGCTGAGAACATCGCTGAACTGTTTGGCAAGACCAAAGGATTTAAGTCGGATGATCCGAACGTGACCCCGACTGCTGCTGCCAGTTTCGACGACGACTTCTGATCATGGCTTTCCGCTCTGGGTTGGAAGAGAAGGTTGCTGATCTTCTCACCAACCTGGGGGTTAAGTACGAGTACGAGTCAACCAAGGTTCCATATATCTTGCAGTGTAATTACACACCAGACTTTCTTCTTCCTAATGGTATCTACCTTGAAACTAAGGGGCATCTGACGGAGGAAGATCGTCGCAAGATGAAGGCAGTAAAGGCTGCGAACCCTGACCTTGATATTCGGTTTGTCTTTCAATCCCCGTATAACAAGATCTACAAAGGATCAAAAACCACGTACTCCAAGTGGGCTGAGAAACACGGCTTCCTTTGGTGTGCTTTTCATTCCATCCCGATTGAATGGCTGACGTAGAACTGATTAAAGACATAGCTACCAATCTGATCATGGCTCTTGATAAGCATTCGTCACCGAATGACATCATCGAGGGTGTTGAAGCAGCACTGGACAGCTACGAAGAGTTGATCAACAGGTTTCACACCCAACAATGAGTGACAAACACAAGAAGTTTATCAAGGACAACATTGCTGACACCTTGATGGATGTCGAGGATCACATCAAATCAGGTGAGCTTACATGCGATGAAGTGGTCAACGCTTTCGCTGAGGCATTGACTGAGCAGCATCAGTACTTTCAAGACACTGCTGACATCTATGAAAAGCTGATCAATGCAGTCATCTCGCGATACAGAAACCACTAAATGTATTGACCATGAACCTTGCCCAGCTTGTGGATCGAGAGACAATCTCGGCCGTTACGACGATGGCCATGGCTATTGCTTTGGTTGTCAGTATTGGGAGCCTGGGTATGGAGATTACCTACGTCCTTCGACAAAACAACGGGTGACATTCACTCTTAAAGGTGAGGCTGTAACACTACCCAAACGGAAGATCAGTGAAGAGGTTTGTCAGAAGTACCGAATCCATCGGGAAGGCAAGCTTCTTTACTTCCATTACTTCGACCTTGATGGTAAGTGCATCGGAGCCAAGGTAAAGACCCAAGACAAGCAGTTCTACTGGGAAGGAACTCATGCAGAAACATTCTTTGGACAGCATCTCTTCCCTAGCAGTGGAAAGAGAGTGGTTATCACCGAAGGAGAACTCGATGCGGTTTCATGTTTTGAAGCTTACTCGGGGAATTGGCCGATGGTATCAATACCAGATGGTGCCAAGTCTGCCAAACGGTGCATCCAGAGGCAGCTTGAGTGGCTCCAGGGCTACGAGGAGATTGTCCTGTTCTTCGACATGGACAATGCAGGCCAGGAGGCAGCGAAGGAGGCGGCAAGCGTATTGCCACCAGGCAAAGTTAAGATCGCTCGCCTCAATGATTGGAAGGATGCTTCCGATGCACTACAGGCAGGCGAGGCACAATCGATTAGGGAGGCAATTTGGAACGCATCCCCGTATCGCCCAGACGGTATTGTCGAAGCGAAAAGCCTTCTAGAACAGATACTTACTCCTAATGATGTAGGACAACATGAGTATCCCTTCAAAGGACTTCAAGCCAAGCTTCACGGCATAAGATCAAACGAGCTGGTGACGATTACCGCTGGATCTGGAATCGGGAAATCGTCTTTTTGTAGAGAGCTGGCCACTCATCTTCTGAATAAGGGAGAACGAGTTGGATACCTAGCTCTAGAGGAAAGTAACCGTCGAACCGCCCTGGGACTGATGTCCGTGGCGGCCAATAAGCCATTTCACATTGGTGAACACTCACGTACTGAATTGACAGATGTCTACTCCAGAACCCTTGAGCATTGGCCGCTTTACCTTTTTGATGGCTTCGGTAGTTTTGATCCCGATGTTATTTACAACCGTGTGGAGTATCTTGCCCAAGGTCTTGATGTCAAGATTATCTTCCTTGATCACTTGAGTATCTTGCTCAGTGGTCTTGATGGTGATGAACGTCGAATGATTGACGTCACCATGACACGCCTCCGCTCATTGGTTGAACGAACAGGGATCTCCTTGTTTCTGGTTTCACATTTGCGGAGAACATCAGGTGACACAAACCATGAAGAAGGTGCCCGCGTGCATTTGGGACAGCTGCGGGGATCTGCAGCAATTGCACAGCTGTCTGACTCAGTTATTGCCCTTGAAAGAAACCAACAGAGCACATCTGGAGGAACTGATACGACTGTGCGAGTCCTCAAGAATCGCTATTCAGGCGAAGTTGGCGTCGCATGCACGTTGAAGTACGACCTAAACACTTGCCGTTTTATTGAAGATGACATCGCATCAGTGTTCGACACGAACCCAGACTTCTGAGTACGAACAAAAGCTCAACCGACCTAAGGCACCAACTGCTGAGATGGTCAAGCGAGCACAACCATTCCGAGCAGACATCGTTCAGATGGATGCAATCATCAAACATCCTACGCAGCAGTTCAATGGATGATAGCCCGATCATCATTTGCACAGAAGAAGAGCTGATTGCGATGCATGCAAGAGGTGAGATTGGCCCAAATGGATATGTGTTGGAGATGAAGAGTCTCTTTGAGGTTCTATGTGATCACTACCACGTTGATCCACATTGGAGCCCAAATGATGTCTACTGAAAACGTTGCTATTAACGATGTATTTAATTATCTGGGGTCTGTTGATCGCCACGACTGCGCTGGTGATTGCCAACCATCCCTGGCTGGCGTTGATGGCTCTGACGCTCTGTTTCACGCTGAGGTGCTGTTGTAATGACTGATTCGATTACCCCACCGCCGGAGCTGGTAGAAAAGCTACAAGATCTCGGCAATCTTGACGCGATTGCACTTGCCTACCGAGCAGGCGCCGACCAGGAGCTGGAGGCGTGCTGTGAGTGGGTCATGATGGAAACGCCGGCCAGTGGAGTACATCTCCGCGCCGCCCGCCGCCCCAAGCCGCCGAGCTTGAAGGAGCAGGCGCTGGAACTAGCAAGGCCAGCAGGAACAGAAGGTGCTTATGTCACGTTTGGACCTGAAGAACTTGAACTTATCCGCCGCGCACTGAAGGAGCTTCCTGAATGACTAAACCTTTAACGCACAACAGAGTTGACATCAAAGCTATTTTGGCTGACCCCTTACTCCGAGAAGAGCTAATTGAGGGTTCTACAGATTTCATTTGCAAAGTTGAAGGTATTCGCCGCCGTAAAGAAGATTTGGAAATGACTAACCTTTCTTCCGCCGCGCACTGGAGGCGCTTCCTGAATGAAGCCAGAGCATAAACGGGCTCTCCGTTGCTTTCTTCTTGAGAAACTCCGCGAGGTGACGTGTCTCCAGTTAAGCGACCTGGCCGAAACTCATGATTGCCAGCCGTTTAATATGGCTGAACAATTTGAGATTGAGGTTGGACGTATTGAAAAACTCTTTTGTTACCCGCACTACGATGACTGAACTTCTCTCCCCCGCCGCGCAGGCGGTGCTGGATGCAGCAATTTCCGTTTGTCACCCGGAAACTGAAGTCGTTGCTTTTCAATGCACGCGATTGGAAGTGGCCGCCGCCCTGCGAGCTGTTGCTGATCAGGTGGTGCCGGAAGAATGTGCGGCCCGTTTCCCGAATGATTCCGCGTGGCAAGACGGGTTTACCGATGCCAACGAGCGTATCCGCGACGAAATCCTCGCCATCGCCGCCGAGCTGGAGGGTGGCAATGACTGACGCCCTGCTCGCCCTCGCCCTCCTGCTCGCCCTCGGCGCAGCGGGTGAGCTGTGCATCAAGGCGATCTTCGTGCGCCTGCTGCCGTTGCTGCTGAGGTTGCCTTCAAATTGAGAAATGAATGAACCTTCTCTTTGACCTAGAGACCGACGGCCTGTACAACACTGTATCCCGAATTCATTGTGTTGCTATCAAAGACCTTGGTAACAATGAGACTTATGTCTTCAACGATCAAGGTAGTCGTGACCCCATTGCGCGTGCTATCACGATGCTGGAAGGGGCAGAGACGATCATCGGTCACAACGCAATCGGATTTGATATCCCAGTAATCCAGAAGTTCTACCCATGGTTTACGCATAAACGTCCGTTGGATACCCTCATCCTCAGTCGTCTCTATCATCCTGACCTACTAGCCCTAGATCGGAAGGTTGATGCTGACGGTAAGACTACTTGCCGTTGGAAGCACATGCCACTGCAACTACTTGGCAGACACTCTCTTGAAGCTTATGGCTACAGGTTAGGTGAGTACAAAGGTAGCTTTGCAAAGACAACAGACTGGAAGGAGTGGTCCCAAGAGATGGAGGACTACATGGTTCAAGATGTACAAGTTACCCACAAACTATGGAAGCATTTCCAGAAATACCTGGATGGGTCAGTCTGGAGCACGAAGTAGCTCAGATCCTGACGAAACAAGAACTACATGGATGGTACTTTGATGAACGATCCGCTCATGAGTTGGAATCGGAACTTCGATGTACACTTGAATCGCTGCAAGGATCTATTAGACAACGGCACCCTTTCGTTGCGGGAAACGAGTTTACTCCTAGTCGTGCTAATGCGTCCCGAGGATATCTCCCTGGATGCGCTTTTACGCGCCTCAAGGATCTTAACCCAACCAGTCGAGATCACATTGCATGGGTGATGAAGGAGCACTACAAGTGGACTCCTAATCAATTCACAGAAAAGGGTAAGGCAACGATTGATGAAGTAGTACTCAAAGACATTGGTACACCCATTGCTCTTGAGTTCTTGAGTTGTCTTGAGATTGGCAAGCAACTTGGCATGCTGTCGGAAGGCGCCAATGCCTGGTTAAAGCTTGTCCGCAAGGGACGAATTCATCATCACTGTTCAGTTGCAACTAACACCCATCGCTGTGCCCATCGAAATCCAAACGTATCCCAAATACCAAGTGGAGAACGATTCCAGCGACTATTCCAGGCAACTCCAGGAATGGTCATGGCTGGGGCCGATTTTAGCGGCATCGAGCTGCGGATGTTCGCGCATTACCTTAGTAAGTATGATCATGGCAGATATGCTCAGATCTTGCTTAACGGTGATATCCACCAAGTTAATGCCGACAAGATTGGCATTAGTCGTAAGCTCGTCAAAACCGTTACCTACGCTTTTCTTTACGGGGCTGGGAACGAAAAGATTGGACTCTCCTATGACCCTCAGCTTTCAGCCGATAAGGCAAAAAAGAAAGGGGCTGAAATTAGGAAAGCGTATCTGGATGCAATTGAAGGTCTTAGTGATCTTGTTAATGCAGTCAAGAAAAAAGTTCAAGAAGAGAAGCACGTCAATTCAATTGATGGAAGGCGTATCTCTATCGATCAACCCCACAAGGGATTGAACTACTTGCTGCAGTCCAGCGCTGGTGTAGTTGCCAAACGGTGGATGGTGATGATCAATCAAATGATCAAAGAGCAAAAGATGGAAAGTCAGCAACTGGCCTTCATTCACGATGCTTTGTTCTACGAATGCCCCCCGGCTGAAGCCGACAACATGAAGTTCATACTTGAATACGCAGCTAGAGCTGCTGGGGAACTATACAAACTGCGCTGCCCAATCGAAGCAACCGGGAAAGTCGGACCAGACTTTTACTCAGTGCATTGAATGTCAGCAGCTAAAACCCCAGCACGAGTATTCACCTTGGCGAAAGGGTGATTCAAGTCATCGTAGATCAAGGTGTAAGGCGTGTGAGTCAGTTGCTGGACAGGCACTGGCAATGGCGAAACATCTAGCAGGTAATCCAACTCCACCTCCAATAGGAACTCCATGCCCTGTATGTGGTTCAAGGAAATACGCACTGTGTTTTGATCACGACCATACCACCAAAAGACATCGTGGTTGGCTGTGTAATCAATGTAATCGTGCCATAGGTCAATTAGGAGACAACCTAGCTGGCTTGATGGCGGCTGTGAACTATTTAACCAATGCCCCCACAGAAATCGAAAACAAACCTAGCCAAGAAACAATTTGAATCTCGATCTAAGTTCAAACACACGCACCAGGGGAACGGTCGTCGATCACTTCCTAAAGGCACACGAAAACTGCGTATTGGTCAAGGGAAATGACACTACTCATTGATGCTGACTACCTCGCATACAAGACCTGTGCTGCATGTGAAGATGAGATCGACTTCAACGATGATGTAATCGTTGTCACAAGTCGCTTCTCTGAAGTGCTGGACATGTTCCAGAGAGAGCTGACATCCATTGTGCAATGCATGGGGGTGTTTGATGATGTGATCCTGTTCTTCTCTAGCCCGAAGAATTTTAGGAAAAAAATTTACCCCGATTACAAGGGTCATCGAAACCGCAAGAAACCCTGCGGTTACAAACGTCTGCTGAACTGGTGCGGTGATAACTACACCACGATAGTAGTGGACAATCTGGAAGCTGATGATGCGATTGGTATCTACGCAACAGATCCAATTGAATACGGGTGTGAGCACATCATTTGCTCACCTGATAAAGACATGAAGCAGATCCCTGGTCTCTTGTATGACCTAACAAATCCTGTGATTGAGATCACCAAGGAAATGGGGGATCGTTGGCATCTGATTCAAACGATGAGTGGGGATCAGACAGACGGTTACGCAGGAGCACCCGGCATTGGCATCAAACGTGCTGATGCAATCTTTGAGAAGAAAGGGTGCAAGTGGCAGACCGTTGTTGAGGTCTTTGAAGAACGGGGAATGACTGAAGAGGATGCGTTGCTTAATGCACGGCTAGCTCGGATCCTCCAATACACCGACTATGACCACGAAAACAATGAGCCAATCCTTTGGACCCCCAGCTCCAGTAGTGGAGATGACAGTGGAGCAACAATTCAAGATGCGACGGCTGCAGGATCTGCTGCCTAATGCAAGAAAGGAAGACATCATTACTGTTCTCCTTGCATTGCAACATCAGAACTTTGTCCTTTCAAATACCGTATCGAACCTTGTCAGACAATGGCCACTAATCCAGAGCACTACGGGAGTAGTTGGAAAGTCGGAGACTTCATCCGAGAACAAGGGCTGAGTTTCCACTTGGGTAATGCTGTCAAGTACATCGCTCGGTGTGGGAAGAAAGCCACAGCAGACCCCATTGATGATCTCACCAAAGCAATCCATTACCTTGAAAACGAACGTGAGTTTCTACGAGAGCGCAGCACACGAATTCAGGATGAAGTACGAGCAGCCGCTTGGGCTGACGACTTCCTCTTTGAATCTGCAGCAGAATTTGATCGATGAGGAACACCTTGAGCTAGCTCATGCCTACATGTTCCTGAGGCAGGACATCACAAACAAGCAAGCACGAGAGCACATGCTGAAGGAGCTGGCTGACCTTGTGTATGTGTGTCACCAGATGGCAGCCTGCTTTGGGTGGGATCTTCAGGTTGCTTACAACCGTGTTCACGGCAGCAACATGAGCAAGCTTGGTGAGGATGGCAAACCTATCCGCCGTGAAGACGGCAAGGTTCTTAAGGGACCGAACTACTACGAACCTAATCTGATTGATCTTGTTTGAACTGTGAATAAAGAACTGATTGCACGCACTGGCCGTGTACAAAGTTGGATTGATGATCCAAACTCTCGACTACCAGTGTCCTGCACTGTGTTTGTCGTTGAAGATGAAATGGAGGGGCCGAATGGAATCGAAGCCAGTTGGAGGTTCGTCTCGCATGCTCTCCGATTCGGAGCTGGAGTTGCTGTACACCTTTCTAAACTCCGTGAACGAGGCAGCGAGAATGGAAGAGGATTGGTGGCGTCAGGCCCTGTGTCATTCGCCAAGATCTACTCAACGCTGAATGAAATTCTCCGTAGGGGTGGAGTGTATAAGAATGGTGCTGTCGTATGTCATTTGGATCTCAACCATCCTGATGTCCTTGAGTTTGTCACTGCTAGTAGGGCTGATCTTCCTTGGGTCAAGCGTTGTGTCAACATCAACCCGCACTGGTGGAGTGAAGCAACACAAGAGGTCAAAGAAGCACTGCTGGAAGGAATCCGTAAAGGTGACATCTGGCTGAACAAAACAAAGGTAGACAAATCTGGCAATCGTATTTATGGAAACGTTTGTCTGGAAGTGTACCTGCCCTCACGGGGAACCTGTCTACTGCAGCATGTCAACCTTGGCGGATGCAACTTCAATGACATTCGGAGTGCGTTTGTCTACGGAATGTCAGAGCTGTGTGCGCTCCATGCCAAGACAGGTGTTGGAGACAGTGGGGAATACCTCACTCCAGAGGTTGATCGCCAGGTCGGTCTCGGAATGCTTGGGCTTGCCAACCTGCTCCGTCGCCAAGGGGTGACATACAAAGAGTTTGGTGCAGCACTTGAAGCGATCAACAATCGCCAACCGCTCCATCGAACTCCTGCTGCTGAGCTTGCACTGGAGATTCAGGCAGGCATTGAAGAGGCTGCACAGATCGCCAAGTTTGCTGGTATGGTGCGTGCCTTTGCTATCGCTCCTACTGCCTCGTGCAGCTACCGCTACAAGGATCTCGATGGGTACACCACCACTCCTGAGATCGCACCTCCCATTGCCCGCCAAGTGGACCGCGACAGTGGGACGTTTGGTGTCCAGAGCTTTGACTACGGTCCGGTTGAGATCGCGTCAGAAGTTGGCTGGGATGACTACTTCAATGTAGTAAATGGCGTCATTCGGATGCTGGAAAAAACGGGTCTTCTTCATGGGTATTCGTTCAATAGCTGGTCTGATGTGATCAGCTATGACGAAGACTTTATTGAGGAGTGGCTGGATAGCCCCCAAACTTCTCTCTACTATTCACTCCAAGTGATGGGAGACGTTCAGGATAAGTCCAGCGCATACGCTGCATTGGATGAGGCTGAGGTCGACGATTACTTGGATTCAATTCTAAATGATCCTGCACCACAGTGCAATTGCGGCGAATGAATCCCTATCAGAAACTAGCTAATCGTAAACGTAAGTGGTCTCCAGTCCAAACAACTGCTGGCCTACTCAAAGAGGGCTCGGAGGAGACTATCTTCCGGGCTCTTGCCCTTCGCCACATGGAACTTCCTGTTGGCGAGTTCATTGAAGAAGCCTTGAGGAATGAAGTTCCAGAGCTATCGAAAGACTTACTTCGATCCAACATCAAGGATGAAGAGAACCACGACCTGGCTCTCGGTTACATTGCCAACGCAATTGGCACAGATCGTCAGGCAGAAGAAGAAGCACTCCGACTTCGCACTGCTTGGGAAACGCATCCTGATCACACGGTCCTGAAAGCAATGGTGGCCGAGCGTGCAATCTTCTTTGTACTACTGCCGTTCTTTCGGTTTAATGGTGACGCTGGTCTCCGAACTGTAAGTGCAGACATCAGTCGAGATGAACAAGTCCACGTAGCAACTAATAGCTTGGTGTGTCGTGAGCTTGGTCTGACTGTATCTCCATCACTGGATAAGTTGCGGAAGGCAACGATTGCTTGGGTGATGCAACCCCTCAAACGATCAGACAATAAGTATCTTGATAAACAGTTCTGGTTGGATCAAAGTGACAGCCTGATGTATTCAGGTAAAGCTGAAGGTCTGCTGGATACACAACGGGCTCGCATGCCCGCATTCTTTGAACATGCTAATCCAAACCTCCCACAATACGCTTAGTCTTGGGCTAACTGTAGAGCGTCTGTTGGCAGAACTGGAGGAGAACTTTCCTTCGTTTCTGCCGCAGCCTGGTGATCCAACAAACACGATCATGTACAAAAGTGGTCAGAGGAGTGTGGTCGAGTGGGTTGCTAATCGAATAACTGAAGAGGAGTAACACTAAAAAAATGAAAAGCACATATTCATTCGTTTCCTTGAGAGGTTGATCTGGTGGCAACTTATTTCAACCGGGACACTTATGGAATACGAGACGCAAATGGTTTAGCGATCAGCTCTTTCAACCCTGGAGACATTGTTGAAGGTGGAAACTCGCCCGGCGTTGGCTGGAGCTTCGCAGGCAACCGAGGTTACCAGACAACAAACCCCCGCACTGGCAGTACCAACATGACCGTTGGTCAGTGGCGATACGACGGGCCTCCCGCACCACCGCCACCACCCCCGGCACCTGCACCCCCGGCACCTGCACCCCCACCAAAGGTGCAAGCACAGGATCCAATACCACTTCTACCTGGATCTCTAGGTCAAGGATCTGCTGATCAGCAATCGCCATACAGTCTGCAGATCAAAGCACTAGAGGACAGGATCAACGACTACCAGAAGAATGGATTGCAGATCAGCTCTTTGAGTGATCAGATTAAAGCAATACAGGATTCAGGTGCTGAGAACGCAAAGAGCTGGCAAGGTGCGTTGAATGCACTTATTCAACGACAAGGTGAATCTCTGGGGAGCCTTAGTACCAGCTTGAACGACAGGATTTCTTCTAGCGACGCCAACTTTCAAGCGTTGACAAAGGGCTTCTACGACAAGATGGCGCAGTCAGATAGCACTTACAGGCAAATGTTTGATGAGTCAAACACAAACCTTAAGAAGCTAATTGACGACTCCAACACAAGCTACAGAGAGCAAATAAGTGCTCTTGCCAAGGCAGCAGAGGAAAGGGATAAACAATTGAAGATCTCTAGCCCAACGATGGTCAATGACAATGCGACGGGCTTTAGACGCAAAGCGTCATCTCTTCGCAGCGCAGGGAAGATAAGCAGAGGCACAGCGAACCTGTCTATCAGTAAGAGAGTCGGAACAAGTGTGCCGAGATCGTCGGGATTAAACATAGGTATTTGATAAATGACAGCCAAGACTAGGTATGACTATCTCACACGTTTTCGTTCCCAGTTTTTAGACGTAGCCGTACAGTGTTCAAAGCTCACTCTTCCTTATCTAATTCAGGAAGATGAGCTGTCGAACCGTAGTTCATGGAAGAGGTTGATCACACCGTGGCAAAGCGTTGGAGCCAAGGGGGTAGTTACGCTTGCATCAAAGTTGATGTTGGCTCTCCTACCTCCACAAACCAGCTTCTTTAAGCTACAGGTGAATGATTCAAAGCTTGGCGTTGATTTGCCTGCAGAAGCAAGGTCCGAATTGGATCTGAGTTTTGCGAAGCTTGAGCGCATGGTGATGGATTCTATTGCTGCAAGCAGTGATCGAGTTGTAATTCACCAAGCAATCAAGCATCTTGTGGTCGGTGGTAATGCACTGGTCTACATGGGTAAGGATGGCCTCAAGCTGTACCCGTTGAATCGGTACGTGGTAGATCGAGATGGCAACGGCAATGTAATTGAGATTGTCACCAAAGAACGAATTGCCAAGAAGCTATTAGCAGAAGAACTCGCAGCTGAGTTCAAAGATACTAATCCTCCTGGTGATGATGGTTCTAGTAATGAAGAAGAGATTGATGTCTACACTCATGTCAGGCGCGATAACAATCGATGGCTTTGGCATCAAGAGGTGTATGACAAGGTCATTCCAAGCTCTCGTAGTAAAGCTCCTATTGATACAAGCCCATGGCTGGTGCTCCGCTTCAACACTGTTGATGGTGAGTGCTTCGGTCGTGGTCGGGTAGAGGAGTTCCTGGGAGATCTACGATCCCTTGAAGCGTTGATGCAGGCCCTCGTAGAAGGCTCTGCAGCAGCTGCAAAGGTGATCTTTACCGTCAGCCCTAGCTCGACGACAAAGCCCTCCACCATCGCTCAGGCGGGTAATGGGGCAATCGTTCAAGGTAGGCCTGATGATATTGGTGTCATTCAGGTCGGAAAGACGGCTGACTTCCGTACTGCTGCTGAGATGGCAGCAACACTAGAGCGGAGGATCAGCGAAGCATTCCTGGTGCTTAATGTCCGACAATCTGAACGAACAACTGCTGAAGAAGTTCGTATGACTCAGATGGAACTGGAGCAACAGTTGGGTGGACTATTCTCCCTGTTGACTGTTGAGTTTCTTATTCCGTATCTGAATCGTAAACTCTCAGTGATGCAACGGAATGGTGAGATCACTCGTCTTCCCAAGAATCTGGTGAGGCCAACAATCGTTGCTGGCATCAATGCACTGGGTCGGGGTCAGGATCGTGAAAGTCTGACTGCATTCCTAACGACCGTAGCCCAGACCATTGGACCTGAAGCACTTGGTAAGTATGTCAGCCCTGAAGAAGCAATCAAACGATTGGCTGCTGCTCAAGGTATTGATGTACTGAATCTGATCAAAACAGCTCAGCACCAACAGATGGAGATGCAGAACAATATGCAGATGCAGACCCAGATGTCGTTGGTTAATCAAACCGCACAGCTTGCTGGAACACCACTCTTTGATCCCAGCAAAAATCCTGATGCAATGAATCTACTGAATGGACAATCAAACGCCCAGCCGCCCGCAGCGGGTCAAGCCCAACAAGCCCCAGCTCTTGGAGCCTGATGTTCCAATTGCAGATGATGTAGCAGTTGCTAAACCTACATCATTTGACACTGATAAATACGCACCATCCAAAAGGATTGGTAAGCCAAAGATTGGCGTTGACGTTAATCGCGTTGAACGTGTTGGTCTTGGTGGGTTAAAAACAATCACTAGTTATGGCAATCAACTTGACGTATGATCCCAGTGGGGATCCTGAAGCAATCGCTGCTCAAGAGGCTACTGATGCTGAGAGTTATGCAATTGGAGAACAGCTTGAACAGGAGCAACAAGAGCTGCTTGCTGGCAAGTACCGCAATGCTGAGGATCTAGAGAAAGCTTACATTGAGCTTCAAAGGAAATACAGCTCCCGCTCTAACGAAGAAGACGAAAGTGAAGAGCAGCCACAGGAGGAACCTGAAGAGGAACTGACTGAGGATGTTGATTACACATTCTTGAATCAACTCGCAGAAGAAGCGGATGGTGGTGAGTTCTCTCAAGAGACTCTCGATGCATTGGGCAACATGAATGCTTCTGATATTGCTGAGATGTTCTTGGCATATCGAGCACAGCAACCAGAGCCTGAGCAGTATGAACCAATCTCAAGTGAAGAAGTCTCCTCTCTCAAATCAATTGTTGGTGGAGACAGTGCATACAACCAAATGATTGGTTGGGCTGCTGAGAACCTCCCCCCACAAGAGATTGCAATCTATGACTCGGTCATGGATAAAGGTGATCCGCAAGCCATTTACTTTGCAATACAGGCATTGAACAATAAGTATCAGGATTCTGTTGGGAATGAAGGTAGGCTACTGACTGGCAGGACTACACAGTCTTCTGATGTGTTCCGTAGTCAAGCTGAGGTAGTTAGGGCGATGAGTGACCCTAGGTACGACAATGATCCTGCATATAGACAGGACATCTTTGATAAACTCGACCGTTCAAATCTACAGTTCTAGAAATGGCTCGTTCTGCAACGAAGCGCAGAGCAAATCAGGGTCTGAAGATCTCTCAAGGTAGAAGCTTTGATCTGAATGTTCCGTATGTTCCTGGTGGACAGAGCTATGAGGGTGTGCCAAACGCATCGCCTGAAATGCTGCGTCGTCTTAAGGAACGGAAGATGAAGAACAAAGGTGGACAAGATCTCCCTGGTTTCCTCAAAGGCGCATAAGAAGTCTTGCTATCAACGAGTGGTAGCAAGCATAGAAGCGTAAGCAATATCAATGTCCTTTGCTATTTACCCATGCTTTCTCTGACACTTACTCTCGCTTCACTAGCTTCTTGGTATGGCGTTCCTTATCACGGTAGGCGCACCGCTTCTGGTGAGATCTACAACATGAACTCCATGACTGCTGCACATCGTTACCTTCCGTTTGGAACAAAACTACGTGTATGCAATACACGCAATGCCCAATGTACAACTGTAAGAATCAATGATCGTGGCCCCTTTATTCCTGGTCGTGAGCTTGATCTCAGTCGTGCTGCTGCGCGATCAATTGGCCTAGAAAGTGAGGGTGTTGGTCGAGTATCCATTACTCCTATTAAATGACATGGCTCGTGCAAATCCGTTTGATCCAAAAGTCAGCTCTGTAACTTCAGTTCTGTACTGCACCCCTACATCCAATAACAACGGCTTTCAGATTCCTTACGGTCCTGAGACTACCCTGGTTGAACTGTCACCTAAGGGTCAGGTCTGCCAACCGGGCACTCTTACTACAACTCCTCCTTGGTGATACATGGCTGATCAGAACATTAAAACAGGCCGTTTCTCTGCTCGTCAGGTAGAATCTGGCCTTAGTGTTCCTGAGCACGACTACATCGGGATTACCAATGATGTCAACGGTAATCCCACGACCGTCGTGTATAGGGCAGGTGGGCCTAGTGGACAGATTGTGTCTACTGTAAATATGACCTACGACGGGAATGGATTCCTTACTGGCGTAACTCGTATCACCTGATGTTTAGACTTAATCCTATTACTGGGGTTCTGTCATTTGTCCCAGAGTATGCACCACCTGGCCCACCAGGCGAAATTGGAGAGCCGGGGTATGACGGAGAACCCGGTCCTCCAGGTTGTCAAGGAGAACGTGGAGAACGTGGAGAACGTGGAGAACGTGGAGAACGTGGAGAATCAGGTAATGATGGTCATGATGGTCTAGGAATCATTAGTGGTACTGCACCACCATCACCACTACTCGGCTCTCCTGGACAGTTCTATATTGACTACATTCATTGGACTATCTACGGACCTAAAGGTCTCGATGGCTGGCCAATGGGTGTCTCAATGATTGGCCCCCAGGGTCAACCTGGATACGACGGTGTGGATGGTGAACCAGGTGAGCGTGGTGAACGTGGTGAACGTGGCCGCCAAGGACCACCGGGAATTCAAGGCCCACCGGGTCCACAAGGAAAACCAGGGCCAGCTGGGCCCCCTGGCCGTGTTTACCACACGAATGAATCAGGAACTACGCAACAACGTGGTTGGGTTCAGAGTGGCATTACAGTGCAAAATAACTAACAATGACATATAAGTACAACCCGTTCACTCAGAACTTTGACATTGATAATGTAGGCGGTGGTGGCGGTGGCGGTGTTACCGATGGAGACAAAGGCGACATCACTGTCAGCGCTGCAGGAGCTACATGGACAATTGACAGTGGTTCAGTTACCTACAGTAAGATTCAGAATGTCTCAGCAACTGACAGGCTTCTAGGTAGGAGCAGTGCTGGTGCTGGTGTTGTTGAAGAGGTTGTTTGTACTGCTGCAGGTCGAGCACTGATTGATGATGCTAATGCCGCAGCACAACGCACAACCCTTGGTCTTGGTTCCTTGTCCACGCAAAGTGGTACATTCTCAGGATCCAGTAGTGGCACCAATACTGGTGATCAGACAATCTCTCTTACAGGTGACGTTACTGGTAGTGGTACGGGCTCGTTTGCTGCAACTCTTGCTAGTGTTGGAACTGCTGGTACATACACTAAAGTCACAACTGATGCAAAAGGTCGTGTAAGTTCCGGGAGTTCACTTGCTGCCACTGATATCCCATCTCTAGGTAACATCACCAACCAAGGAGCGATAGGTGCTACTGCCAACCTGCCTCTTATCACGACTACTAGTGGCGTAGTTACCACTGGTACTTTTGGCACAACTGCTAACACCTTTTGTCAAGGCAATGACACTAGGTTGAGTGCTACTTTCACCAGTATCGCAAACGGCTTGGCTCCGCTGTCTGGTGGTGGTACTGCAAACTTCCTGCGAGCTGACGGAACCTGGGCTCCACCAACAGCTGCATCGTCGCAGGTTGTCAGCCTGACCTCTACCCAACAGAGCACGGCGACGGCGCTTGCTGACGTGACGCAACTGGTGGGAACACTGGCTGCCAACGCCACCTATGAAGTGGCCTGTTTCGTGACGTTCCAAAGCGCCGCGACAACAACCGGCCTCAACCTGGGATTCACGTCACCGACTGGTTGCATCCCGATGGTTGAAATTGTGGTGCCGATCACATCGACAGCCGCAGCATCACAGCTCCGTACGACGTTCCCGAACGCGGCTGCTACAACCAGCGGCAACGTAATTGGTACTGGCGTCACAGCAATCAACAGCAACCACACAGCAAGGATCAGCGGAATCATCAAAAACGGTGGCACCGCTGGAAACTTCCAGATCCGATTTGCTACGGAGGTGGCCACTTCAGCAGTAACTCTGCAGATCGGCTCCACCATGCAACTGACAAGGCTCGCATGAAATAGGGAGTCAGGCACCTCAATGTCGGACTTGACTCCTATTGGCTATCGGCCCTCTACGGAGGATACCCAGTAGCCATTGACGGTGGGAGAGACCACAACAAAGGACAATATCTGAATGCACATGGATTGCCGTGTGAATTCCTAACGCGTTAGGGAGAACGTAAAAAAACACTTCTCTCTTTACTTAAAGTGGCTAACACTAACCAAACAGTACTTGGTGCTATTAATAAGGCTGTATCGAACACCGCTGGTTCACAGCCTTATGATACTAAGTACGGAACTTACCTGAAACTCTTTTCGGGTGAACTCTTCAAAGCTTACGAAGCCGCTTGTGTGGCTCGTGACACTGTGATGCGTCGTACCTTGAAGAATGGTAAGTCGCTTCAGTTTATCTTTACTGGCCGCATGCAGGCTGGTTACCACACCCCTGGTACTCCGATCCTGGGTAGTGGTGATCCCCCGGTGGCAGAAAAGACCATCATTTGTGATGACCTGCTCATCAGCTCTGCCTTTGTGTATGACCTGGATGAGACCCTGGCTCACTATGATTTGCGAGGCGAGATCTCCAAGAAGATCGGTTATGCCCTTGCTGAGGCATACGACAAGAAGATCTTCCGTATGATCGCCAAAGCTGCTCGTGAAGCTCACCCGATTACTGCTGCCCCTGGCCCTGAGCCCGGTGGTTCTGTGATCCAACTGGGTGTGCAGAAGGAGTTCGATGCCCAAGCTCTGGTTGACGGTTTCTTTGAAGCTGCCAGCATCTTGGATGAAAAGAATGTTCCTAACACTGGTCGTGTGGCTGTGCTGTCTCCGCGTCAGTACTATGCCCTGATCAGCCAGGTTGATAGCAACATCCTCAACCGTGACTACGGTAACAACTCTGGTGATCTGCAGTCGGGCTCTGGCCTGTACCAGATTGCTGGTATCCAGATCAAGCGTTCTAACAACCTGCCTTTCCTGGCTGGTACTGTTAGCAGCGTGACTGGTGAGAACAACAACTACAGTGGTGACTTCAGCACCCACTGTGGTCTGATCTATCACAAAGATGCTGCTGGTGTGGTTGAGGCCGTCGGCCCTCAAGTGCAAGTGACCAGTGGTGATGTCAGCGTGCTGTATCAAGGCGATGTGATTGTCGGTCGCATGGCAATGGGTTGTGGCACCCTGAACCCTGCTGCTGCTATCGAGCTGCAGTCGGCTCGTTCCTGATAAGTGAGGTATTGAGCAATGTCTATCGCTCCTGGCTCCTCGCGTGTTGTGACCATTGGTGGTGCGTCTGCAGCGCCTAACGCTCCCAATGGCAAGATCTTCGGCTCGACTAGAACTGTCAAGTCATTCACTCTGAATCCTGGCACTCCTTTGGAAGCTGGTCGTGGTTTGAGTGGTGCTGGCGAACTAGACCGTGCCTCTGCTGCTAGCTCGATTGCTGGCAACACTGCTGCAACCTAAACTATCAGGAACTACAAATGTCTCTTACTCTTAACGGCAACATTGGTGCTGTATATCAGCCCGATGTTATGCAGCTTGGTAATATCGTTGATGCAGATCAAACGGTAACCAACAGTGCAACGCTGGTGACCGTGCCCCAGCTCACCATTCCTATTGGTACTAACGAGCGAGTTCTCTTCCGTTATACCATCTTCTACACCAGTACTGCTACTGGTGACCTCAAGTATCGGGTTGATACTCCTGCATCCCCGACACTGTATCGTCTTGCCACCGACAACGTGGCTGATGATGTGACTGCTGGTGTCACCTCTGTGATCATCACTGAAGCTGACAGCACCGCTCTTCTTGCAAGTGGCGTCAACGGTATTCTGCGCCTGAGTGGTGTCCTTACCAACGGTACTACCGCTGGTCAAGTGATCTTCCAATTTGCTCAGAACACTGCAACTGCTGCTCAGTCGGCCATCATCCGTGCTGGCTCTTTCCTTGAATATCGGAACTTCTGATCATGGCTAACGCTGCAACTAATGCTGGTGGTAACGGTGTAGGTGGTGTGCGTGCTGCTGGTCTCCCCAGCACCCGTAGCTCCTTCTCCTTTACTGTCGGTTCCAACTACAACACCTCCAGCGGCAGCATCACCAACCTGACGGCAGTCCGTCGTTCGGTTGCTCGTACTAGCCGCTCTGCTCCTACGAACTACGGTGGTGTGTTCTCTGAGACCCAAGGTATGCGTACTGCATATCCTGGTGCTGAGCTTGACTCTCCGGCGATTACCCGCTCTGGTACTTCGTGACCGTTTGATGTTTTGGGGGATCCTAGTGGTCCCCCTTTTTTTATCTAAATGATATGACCTTTCCTACGTCTTTAGTGGCCACCGAACTGGCTGCCGTAAATCAAATACTCGGAGCAGTAGGACAGGCTCCTGTTACTACTCTTGATGACACCAACCCTGATGTTGCTATTGCTTATGATTCACTGATTACGGTGAGTCGTGAGATCCAAGGTGAGGGGTGGAGCTTTAACAAAGAATACGAATATCCGTTCACACCCAACAATGATGATCAGATCGTCATTCCCGTAAATGTACTTGGCATCGATTTGAGTGATCTGCCTGAGAACAAAGGGATTGACTCTGTTGTCAGAGAAGGTAAATTGTATAACAAGACCAACCACACATACGAATGGACTGACTTTAGTCCTGTGTACTGTGATGTCGTGTGGGGATTTGACTTTGCTGATATCCCACAACCAATTCGTGATTTCATTGTAGCAAGGGCATCAAGCTCTGCCTGTATCAAGATGGTGGGTGATGCAACCCTATATCAGATGTTGAGTCAACGAGAAGCAATCTCCCGTGCAGCAGCGATGGAATTTGACTGCAACGAAGGAGACTACTCAATCTTTGGCTTCCCGAATGGAAGCAATTTCTACACCAGCTATCAACCTTATCGCACATTGGCTCGATGATATGGCAGCAGTATCTCAACGTATTCCAAACTTTCTAGGTGGTGTATCACAACAAACCGATGATCAGAAGTTTGTTGGACAAGTGCGTGATATTATCAATGGATACCCAGAACCAACGTTTGGACTTCTCAAGAGACCAGGCGCAAAGTATGTAGCGCAGCTGAGGGATAATAGCAATAACCTAATCAACCCTACAGTACTCAACACAGCAAAGTTCTGTACTATATTCCAAGATGCTACGGATCAGTATCTTATAGCAATTATTGGTGGCCAGTCGCCAACTACAAACAATGAGATCAAGGTTTGGAGACTCAGTGATGGCGCACCGATAACTGTGGCGTATGGGACAAATGCCAAGAACTATTTATCGTCAGCAAGCAAGCTAGACTACGAAGTCCTGACGATTAACGACTACACGTTCATCACAAATAAGACGACCGTTGTTGCCGCCCAGGCCAACCCAAGCTTCACTTATGCAAAGGTTGCAACGATCAAGGTAAATACTGTCGAGTACAGCGCACAGTACAAGGTGGTTATCAATGGCAATACAGCTGCTATTACAACCCGGAACAGTGATACCGTAGGGACAACTCCTGTACGAGTCCTAAACTACGAAGACATCATCACTGACCTTAAGACTGCAATTGATGCACTTAGCATTAGTGGATTGACTGTCACCAAAACAGGAGCAACACTAGAACTGACATCGACCAATATCTTTGCTATCAATGGGATAGGTGGTAAGGGTGGTGAAGGTCTGACAGTATATCAGGATTCAATTAGTAGCATTGCACGGCTGCCAAATCAAAGTGCCAATAATCGCATTGTAAGGGTTATCAATTCGGAAGCATCTGAAGATGACTACTACTTGAAGTTTATTGCAACCACGGCTGGAGATGGGTATTGGGAAGAGACAAGAGCACCTGATGTCAGTCCAGGGTTGCAAGCATCAACGATGCCGCACCAGCTTGTGAAGCAACTAGACGGCACCTTCCTGTTTTCACAGATCACATGGGAAGAGCGGCTTACTGGTGACATTACAAGCAACCCAAACCCGTCATTTGTTGGAAACACCATTCAACAAATATTCTTCTATAACAACCGTCTTGGTATGTTGAGCGGGGAGAATGTGGTTTTCAGCCAAAGTGGTGACTACTTCAACTTCTTCTCTCAGTCAGCTACAACGCTCGTAGCGTCAGATCCTATTGATATATCTGCGTCAAGTACCCGCCCAGCGATCCTGTATGCAGCTCTACCAGCTGCTCAGGGCTTGGTGTTGTTTAGTAGGACACAGCAGTTCATTGTAACTTCAGACAATGGTGTGTTCACGCCCACTGGAGTGAGTATCAAGACCATTTCAAACTATGAGATGGCTTCTGATATGCTGCCTGTAGATATGGGTACGACGGTCTCATTTGTCACAAAGACTAGCTCTTACACGAGGGTCTTTGAGATGGAGACACGTGGTTCAGAAGACAGTCCTATTGTAGTTGATATCTCAAGAGTTGTCCCTGAATGGATTCCAAGTACTACAGACCAACTGATCAGTAGTCCTCAGAACTCATTGCTGAGCCTAGGAAGTGCTACAAGCAAAGTGCTGTACATGTTCAGGTTCTACACAACAGGAGAGAAAAGAGAGCTGCAATCGTGGTTTAAGTGGCAGCTAAGTGGCAATCTACATCACCACGCAGTGAATGAGGATACGATGTGGTTGGTGACAAAACAAGAGGATGCTTTTGTCTTGCAAAGAGTTGACCTTGTTCAAAGTCCTGATGTATCTGCAATTCAGACAAAGGGTGGGATCAGTGTTGATCCACGTCTTGATATGTGGAGCCTGAACCCATCAAGAACCTACAACTCCACGACTGATGTAACCAAGCTATACCTCCCATACAAGCACGACTCTACCCTTAGTGTTTGCGTAGTTTCTGGTAAGCCAATTACTGTGGGATCGACATTCCTGGACATTGGTTTGATTACAATCCCATCGACTGTATTGACTGATGGTGGTGGGGACTACGTGAATATCAATGGTCGAGACCTAACAGGCGATCAGGTATTTGTTGGATACTTGTTTGATTTGACAGTTGAACTGCCTGAAATGTATGTCCGTTCCGGGGAGAACAAACAGATAAGCGATCTTGCTTCATCAGTTGTTATTTCACGGATGCAGGTCAATACTGGACTAGGTGGTGACTTTGAGTTCATGGTTAGGGCTAGGGGAAGGGATGTATGGGATCAGGCATATGCTGTGACTGATGCCAACCTGTATCTGGCAAACGATGTACCGCTGTCTGGATCAAAGAGATATACACTTCCACTTCATCAGAAGTCTACAAACATGACAATCAAGTTAGTGGCGGCTGGGCCATTCCCTGTAAGTTTGCTGTCACTGGTATGGGAAGGACATTATTCACCTAGATACTATAAGAGAGGTTCATAATGGCTTGGCCTGTAATTGGAGCAGTTCTTGGTATTGGTGCGACTATTGCTGGGTCTGTAGCTCAGAATAATGCAACCGGACAACAGCGTGCTGACAATGATCGACTGCTGGATCAGCAACTTGCTCAAGACCAGAAGGTATATGAGTTCAACTGGGATGAATCCCTGCGTGACTATCAGTACCTTCTAGATCAGACTCAGATCCGTCGAGCTGAAGAGGAGACAATTGGTCGTCTTAAAGACCAAATGTCACTTGATCAGTACAAGAGTAACTTGGCGATCAGAGACTATGATTACTTCAACCAACTAAGGCAGTTTGACGAGTCCAACAGGATCTACGGATATCAGAAAGGATTCAACCAAATAGCAGCAGAGCAAGCCGCAGAGTCAGAGAAAGCGAAGCTACGTGAGACTGTGATGGCAACAGCTTTTGAGAATCAAGATATGATGATCGAGCTAATGCAGCAAGAAGGGATGGCACAAGCTCGTGGTGTCTCTGGAAACAGTGTGAATCGGCAGCTGCAAGCGTCAATGGCTCAGTTTGGTCGTAATCAGGCTGTCCTAGCTGAGAGCTTACTGAGTGCTGAATCTCAAGCAAGTAAGAACATCAGAAAGATTGCAGCTGATAAGTTTGGTGCTGATGCTGCTGCCGAAGCAAATAAGATGTTGGTGCCAATCAAAGGTCCAGACCCGACGATTCCTTATAGGACTCCACGGGCAACATTCCAAGACCCTAGAGCGCCAGTCAAAGGCCCTGCACCAGTGCGTGGCGTTAACACTGCAGCTCGACCGAGTGGGCTTGGAATACTCACGTCTGGTCTATCTGGCATCGCTTCAACAATTAACACTGGACTAGATCAAGGGTGGATCAAGTAACAATTTAAGGAGTATGTTTAATGGAGCCTAGAAAGTTTAGAGGGTACGCCCAGAGTTCTGGCTTTGATCCTGTTCGTGTTCCTGATACTACAAGCCGGATTGCTCAGCAAGGCGACCGTGTTCTACGGAACATGCGTGACAGCCAACAGCAAATGGCTGAGGTTCAGGGGAACTTCATTAGCGGACTAGACCGCAAGAATCAGTTAGAGAGTCAAAACCGCAATGACATCTATCAGTATGATAGAGATCAGAGGCGGCGGATTCAAGAAGATGAACTACGCAACCTCAGAGCAACAAGGGGTACTGATCCCGGATCAAGCGTAGCTAATCTCAATGCTCTTGCTGAGTTTTCACAGAGTATTGCAAAGGTTGCCACTGATATTGGTAAGAGGCAATCAGAAAATGATATGTGGGATGAGTACTCCAAGACATATGAGTACGGACTCCCTATTGAGCGTGAGCAAGCGCAGGAGGCTGGGTATCAGCTGCTAGCCAGAGCTGATCAAAAGCTGCAAGCCACAGCAGACGCTGTACAAGCCAACGGCGCCCCTCCTGAGGCTGTCATGGCTCTTCGTAAGGTCTCTGGTTCAAGAGCCGTGGGAAAGGCGCGTGCAGTGGCTGAAATGGCTGCCATGCATTACGGACCATGGTTGGAAAAGCAGTTTACAGAAAACAAGACCACGGTCATTGAAGTAAACGGTGAAAGCTTTACGCCGGTTGATGCAAGTAATGACCCCATTAAACGTGCAGCTGCTTCTGCGGTTCTGTGGAAGAACTACCTAACAGCCAACGGGATGTTTGGGATGAAGCCAGAGTTGCTGGCCCCTGCATTCCGCCAAATGAAGAAGGCTGAGCAGCAGATGCTTGCAGAGACGAGGCTGTCCTATGCGGTAGCAAGCTCTGAGCAAATGTTGGATGATGCCAAAGCTGCTGCAGTACCTGAGCTAAAGACAAATCCTAGTCTTGGTTTCAACAACCTTGTGCAGGCATTTGCCAGGAGTCTTGATCAGCGAGGAAATGCCCTTGGCTTTAAGACTGCTCGTGAAAAAGCTCAAGAGTTTCTTCGTGCTGGTATTGATGCAAACGACATTACTACCAATACTCTGGATGCTATCGAAGCATCAGCCACTCCCCACCAACCAAATAAGACTTGGGGAGAGCTGTATCCGTATGAGTTTAGCAAGCTGAGAGAAGAGATCTCAAACAACTACATCGAGGACTCTAGGCGTCAGGATGCTGAACTGCAGCAGAAAGGCAAGAGCTGGGCTGATCAGGTCATTGCAGAAATCTCATCTAATCCTGTTGACAAGAAGACATTCGATCAATTGATCAAGAAGAGTCTTCAAGACTATGGCTTTGTTGATGATCGTCTGCAGTACTACGCTAATAACTACAGCCAAGAGAAGATTGACTCTGAGACGCTGAACGCTGAATTTGAAAAGCTTGCTCAATCAAACCGTCTGACACCTGAAATGGTTACCAATCCTAAGGTGCCGTGGAGTGTCCGTGAGCGATGGATTAGCGTAGCAAAGCAACAGAGTGATGCTCGTAGTCAGACTGGTGATTTCAAAGCAGCCAATGAAGCTATTGAAAATGCAGTCCTTGCAGCGGCCAAATGGAACAGTGCAACTGGTGCTCCAAAGCACTACACAATTCCTCTAGCAATTGCACAAGCGAAGGCTCAGTTCAACAAAGATGTAACTGGCCTGCTATCCGCTGGCAAGCTCTCACCCAGCCAAGCCGCACAAGAAGCTCTCCGTGTCGTTATCAGCGACATTGGAGATGGAACAAAAGGCAAGTACGCTTATAGCCAAGAAGACGAGCGAGGATTTACCAGCTTTGGATTTGATGGCTACGGTAAAAGTAGGCAGACCACTCAAGATGCTGCTAAACACCTAGGTGCTATCAACAGCAAATTTAGAGGTGGTGCAGGTGTTGCAGCACTTGATCATTATGCGTTGATTCCAAGACCAGTTCTTGAGGAGGCGATGCGTAGTGCGAACAATCCCAACTACCAACCTCCAGCTGTTGCCAACTACATCTCAAATCTTCTTGGTGGACAAGTAAGTTCATGGGAAGTATTGAATCGTCAGTTGAAAGCCAGTGGCATGAAGGAGCTTCCTGTGCCAGAACCTATGCAGTTTGTGGACCGACAGGTATCCCCGAAGATTCGTCAGCTGTTGATCTATAAACCGAGTGAGCGTCGCGCAATGCGGTCATACGCTGGTATCGGTCAGTATCAAGCAAGTCTTGTCCCTAATGGATATGGTCAGTTGATTGCTGAAGTAGCAAGTGCGAATGGCATTGCTCCTGGACTTCTTGCTGGTTTGGTAAAGACTGAAAGTAGCTTTAATCCTTCTGCAGTGTCTAGGTCTGGAGCGGTGGGTCTCGGACAACTGATGCCTGGTACAGCTAGAGAGCTAGGTGTACTCAACAGCAGAGATCCTCGTGAGAATCTCAATGGCGCTGCTCGATACCTCAAACAAATGCTTGATACGTTCGGCGGAGATCTTACTGCCGGACTTCGTGCATACAACCAAGGCCCAGGCAATCAGCAAAGATCCCCAGGTGGAGTGTCTGATGAGGCACGTAACTATCCAAGGAAGGTTCTTGAAGCAGCAGCCTCATTCGGTTTCAACCCAAATGGTGGTTCAGTGTGGCGGAATCCTGCCACTATGCGCCCAAAGTTGGTGTACCGTATTGATAGCATCGGTCCTACGTCTACTGGCCCACACCTCGATGTGAAAGACACATACGGTGGCATGTTTGGTCGATATGAACTAGACAAATACGTTGAAGTAGATGTCAAAGGTAAGCGTAGACCACTCAGTACGGTAGTAACTGACGGTCAAGCCGAACACCGTAAGCGTGGATCGCATGGAATTGACTATGCATATCCCAAGGGGACTGGTGTCTTCCTAAAGAATGGCGCTCAAGTCATATCTAATACACCGACTGTTCATGGTGACAAGCTGATTATTCAGATACCAGACGGTCGAACATTCTCATTTCTTCATGGTCGTAAGGTCTAACAATGACATATAGTCCACTCAACAATATGCTGCATGGTACGACTGCGGCTTCTGTTGACCCCGTTGCTCTACAAGAATCAGAAGCACTAGTCAAAGAGATGAATGCTGCTGAAGAGCAGCGTAAACGTGAGGAAGAAGAGCAGAAACGCTCCGAATCCCAGGCAAGTCAACAGGTTGCTAAGCAGAAAAAAGCACAATCCGATAGCATGGCTGGCCGAATTGGTGCGGGTATCCAAGGTGGAATCGAGGTTCCAACAGCTCTTGTTGGTGGAACTATTGACTTTGCTGAGGGTGTAGGCCGACGTTTCAATCTGCCTTGGCTTGACTTCCCTGATCAGTGGACCCCACAAAACAAAACGCCTTGGGGTAAGGCTTTGCGTTCGATCAGTGAGGTAGTTGTTCCTACAGTTGCACTATCCGCCGTAACTAAGCGAGGTGTGACAGCTGGAATTGGGCGTGTCGTAGGCCCAGAGAAAGTAGCAAATGCTCCGTGGTTGACGAAGTTCCTTGGTAATTCAGGAATCGATGCTGCTAGTGGTGTGGCAGTTGATGCTGTCAGTCGTCAATCCGAGGATCATAATGCACTTGGTATCCTCAAAAAGAGTTTCTTCCCCTGGATCCCTGATAACATCGCAACACTTGACTCCGACTCTCCTGATATCAAGCGAGAGAAGAACATCAAAGAGGGCGCAGGTTTTGGCTTTGCCATTGATCTACTAGGTGCTGCTGTCAAGGGTGCTCGTGCCCTTAAAGGGGTCAAGGATGGGACGAAATATGTCCCTAAAGATGAGCAGGCTGCTCGATACTTTGAAGATGCTAGCCGTAAGTCTGGACCTGCTAAAGCTGATGACCCCTCTTCTGATTACCTTGTAAGGTCTGCAGAGAACCGAGAGAAGGTTCTCGATGGTTGGGCTGAGCAGCAGTACATGAAGGATCCTGAGGGCTTGGATGGCCCGCATCCTGCTGTCAACTCTCCAATGTTCGATGAAACTGAGAAGGCAGTGCTTGGTGTTCGTCAAGATGCTATCCCTCAGAATATGGTTGATGGTGTCCGTATTGCACGAAACATTGGAACGAGCAATGGTCGTATGGCAACGATCATCACGGAGTCTGCCCAGAAGAATGGTCTTGAGATTGATAATCTCCAGAAGCGGACACTGGTTCAGGATGTAATGAATGAGATCCGCAACACTGGTGATTTTGATGCTGTCGTAGATGGTGTCAGGATCAGCAAAAAGGAGATGATGCAATCAGCTGATTCAATGCTGAAGGAGATCATTGATCCAAACAGTGATGCAGACTCTGTTAGGAAGATCTTTGGTGACAGCAGGTCTTTGGAAGGCATTTCACAGACGTCGTATATCAATGATCGTCAGTATGCTGCTGCGATGAATGCAACAAAAAAGCTGATGGATCAGTTCATCGGACTTGATGTTGCTCGTGCCTCTGCTCGTGTGCAAACGACTATTGCAGGCGAAGTTGCCGACATTGCCGAAGGCACTCGTGCTGTGTGGAATGAAGTTGACTCCAAACGCCAACAGGAGATGATCTTTGATAAGATCGAATACCTAATGGCTGAGATGGGCATCAGCAAATATGTTGCTGGTTGGTCGCTCAACAATAAGAAGGCATGGGATGAGGTAATTAAAGCTGGGGATCCGAATGCAATCCAAAGGTTTGCGAAGGAAGCCGAGGCTGAGATTTCTCAAGCCACAGCTGAGCGAATTGCTAAGGCGAAGGAATTTGTCTCTACACTACAGGAGATCAAAGATCAGAACCCTGAGTTTCTGAAGCCTCTGATTGGTGCGTATGAACTGACTGATGGCAAAGTCGATTCAATCGACCGTTTGAATAAGTGGTTTCAGTCAAGCACAGGCGTCATCAACAAAGCATTCATCGACGGTGAACCTGAGGTTCCTAGCGTCGTCATTCAAGGAGCCTGGGCTACTTATTACAACTCTGTCCTGAGTGCAACGTTGACACCAATGAAAGCACTTACTGGCAACCTGACGGGTCTTTTTCTAAAGCCAGTATCGATTCTTGGTGGGTCAGCAATCAATGGCGATGCTGATACGTTCAAGCGATCAATGGTTCAATTTGGAAATCTGGGTGAGCATATGCAAAAAGCTATGCAGCACTTCAATTTTATTCTGAAGAAGTCGATTGAAGATCCAGATTCTGTGGCCTATGCAACTAGGGAAGACATAGCAATCAAGAATGCTGACACCATGATGGTGCTTCAGGAATACGCCAAAGCAAAAGCTGCTGAAGGTGAACTTGGTCCTAGTGTGATGGTAGGCCTCGCCAAAGTTCTACAGGACTTCAATAATCTTCCATGGGTCCGTTACAGCGCAAACCTGATGACAGCTGGTGATGGCTTCGTGCGAAGCTTCCTGGCCAACGTAGAGGCTCGTGGTCGGGCTTACGACCAGATGGCCCGAGAGACCAGCGGAGCGATTGACTACCAAGCTCTTCGTAAAGCTCAAGGTCAGGTGTATTCGGAGATGTTTGATGCGAATGGAATGATCACGGATAAGGCTGTTGAATACGCCAGCCGTGAGATCGCTCTGAACCTTGACACTCCTGTGGTGCAGGGATTGTCTGCTCTGCTGAATCGTTTCCCGTTGATGCGTCCGTTCATCCTGTTCCCTAGGACATCGATGAATGTGTTGAGCTTTGCTCATAAGCACAGCCCGCTTGCATTGGTGTGGGGTGAATCAAATCGAATTATCAATGCCAGCACACCTGCTGAGATCAAAGAAATCATGGCAACTAGGGGTGTTCCAGACTTTACTAAGGAGCAGTGGGATCAAGTTGTAGCTGAAACCAAAGGCCGTATTGCAATCGGTTCATTCACTACGATGACAGCTTCTATGCTGTACCTTGGCGGCAGTCTGACAGGTAATGGCCCATACGATAAAGAAGCAAGGAATGCGTGGACAAAGGCTGGTTGGCAGCCGCGTTCAATCCGAAACCCTGTTACTGGTGAGTGGCACAGCTACGACTCCTTTGAACCGTTCTCTACCTACCTCGCTCTGGTAGCAGATATTGGTGACAACGTTGGTCATCTGGGAACCGGTACTACAGAGGATCTCTTCCGTAAGTTGGCATTTGCCTTCTCAATGAACATCACCAATAAGACATTCCTTCAAGGGCTCACGCCTTTGAATGACATGCTTAGCGGTGATGAAGCTGGCTTCCAGAGGTTCATGGCTTCTCAGGTCAACAACATTGTTCCGTATGCAAGCCTTCGCAACCAGCTTGGTCAGCTGATGTACCCAGGACTGCGTGAGGTGGATAATGAATTCCAACAGCTAGTGCGGAACAGGAATGCCTGGGTAGATGCGTTCGATCCAGAAAGTGCTCTGCCGTATGCACGAGATTACTTTGATGGTTCACGGATTCGTGATTACGATCCGATGACTAGGATCATCAATTCGACACTTCCGTTTAAGACCAACCCCTCGACTGAACCCTATCGTCAGTGGTTGATTAAGACCGACTTCCAAGCAATGCCTGTGTTGAAGAAGAGTTCAGGTGGTATTGATTACACACCGCGAGAACGTGAACTCATTTCTGGATACATGGGTCAATACGGAAATCTCCCAACTGAGATCACAAAGCTGATGAACCGCAAAGATATTCAGCGCGATCTTGATTTCTACGCATCTCAACGTAGAGATTTTAATGTATCAAGTGAAGACTTGGATCTTGCCAAGTCACGAGTGCATAGTGCTATCCGTCTTGCTTTTAGTCGAGCAAAGAATCGAGCTGAAGCGATTATGTATTCAGAGTATCCGAAGCTTCGGCGTGATGCTGCTCTGAAGTCAGTGAAAGAGAAAGCTCAGCAGCGTGGTGACTATACATCAGTTCAAAAGCTCCTAACAATGCCTAAGTAGCAACAATGGCTGTCACTCAGAATACATACACAGGGAACGGTTCTACCGTTCTCTATTCCTTCACTTTCCCATATCTCAATACGTCTGACATCAAGGTTTCACTTGATGGGACGGTTACAACTGCATATACCCTAGCTAACGCTACTACGGTTCAATTTACGAGTGCTCCTGCTAATGGAGTAGCTATTCGTATTTATCGAGAGACTGATGATGCGGCTCTTGAGGCGACATTCTTTCCAGGCTCTGCCATCCGAGCACAGGATCTAAACTCAGACTTCAACCAATCTCTTTATATCGCTCAGGAAACCCGTGATCGCAACGTAGATCCTAACAATGGAAGCATGTTGAATAACCTCAACATGAATAACTACAAGATCACGAACCTTGCGACACCAACTGCATCAACTGATGCTGCAAATAAGGCATATACGGATAATGTCATCCTTGGTCAGATTCCAGATGGTACGCTGACAAACGCTAAGATCAGTGCTACAGCAGCAATTGCTGGTACAAAGATCAGTCCAAACTTCGGCAGTCAGACTGTTACTACGACTGGTAGCGTAGGGATTGGGACAAGTAGTCCTGGGGCACGGCTCGATATTTTAGGCACAACCCCAAGTTTGCATGTAGGCGACAACACTGGGGGTACGCCAGACTATCGGGGATATTCGCTTGATCTTTCTCGGCGTCAACAAACAGGAGGAATCAATTTCACAGATGCTAGTTCATTAGTATGCCTGGATTTATACGCAGGAGGTTCGGCGGCAAATCTTGGAGGATGGGCTGGCCAGATTCGATTCTTCACTGGAAGTATTAATTCATACGGCACCGAACGCCTCCGCATCGACAGCTCCGGCTCAATCCTTGCAAATACGACAACCAACCCAACCACTGGGACATTTGCACGCCCTGTTATTAGCTTAAAGCAGCAAAATGACACCACATTTGCTTCTGCAATTCACATTGAAGCAAGCGCGGACCAGTCTATTCTAGGTATTGGTTACAACGGTTCTGCTTTTGGATTTGGTACTTCTTTCCGCGGAACCGGAGCATTAAAGGACATCTTCTTTGCCCCTGGCGGCACGGAGAGGATGAGGATTACAAGTGGTGGCCTGCTGAATGTAGGCACCGCCACCGCTCCTAGTGGTAACCACATTTTTACATGGCAAGGAGCCAACCGTTGCAATTTCAATAACACTGACGCAACCGCGGCTAGTTGCTATGGGTTGTTAATTAACTATACCAATGCTGCGCCAAACGGCACATTAAATGAATTTCTTTATTGCCAAGACAATGCTGCCGGTGGAACAGCAAGAGCCGTAATTCGGGCTAACGGTGGCCTCGCCAACTTCCAGGCAAACAACGTCAACCTCTCGGACATCAATACTAAGAAAGACATCACCCCCGCTGCGGACACCTGGAACTGCATCAAGGACTGGGAGATTGTCAACTATCGCTACAAGGATCAGCCCGACGATGCTGACCTAAACCTTGGTGTCATCGCTCAGCAGGTCGCTGAAAGCTGCCCTGAAGTTATCACCGTATTCCAAGAAGCCAAGGAAGCGAAAGACGCTGTTCTGGATGAGGACGGCAACGAAACCGAACCAGCGCAGGAAGCACAGCCTGAGCGGTTGGGCATCAAAGAACAGCAGATGTATTGGATGGCCATCAAGGCACTCCAGGAGGCGCAGGCTCGCATCGAAACCCTAGAGGCCAAGGTCGCCGCGCTGGAGGCTGCATGACCATTCACACCATCATCGAGCTGGGCGGCAACATTGCCCGCCTGCCCCATGCCTGCCGTGTGGCGCTGACCTACCAAGGTGCCCACCTGATCATCTCCAGCGAGGGTGGCGCCCAGCAGTGCCTACAGATCGCGCTTGATTCCGGCCTGCCCCGTGAGCGCATCCACCTCGACTACCAAGCGTGGGACACGGTGACCAACTTCACCAAGACCGCCGCCCTAGTGAAGCACCTCAACACCACCGATCTACACGTAGTGACCGATGGCTTCCACATGCGCCGCTCGATCGGCATCGCCAGCATCGTCTACGCCATGACTGGCATCCGCTGCCACGCTGACCCCAGCAGCAACGGTGACCCCGAGCCCTGGCGCCTGACACGCGAAGACTGGCTACGCACCTTGCTGTGGCGCCTCACCGGCTACCAGCACATCTGGCCTGATATGTATGAGCAGAGGATGCCATATCTTAAGCAACAAGCTGAAATCGCAGCAAAGCTGCAAACCCCTAACCATTAAAAGATCATGCTTACCATCTTTGGAGCCAAAGTCTCGTATGAGGCTGCGGCCTTCTTTGCTTTGTTTATTGCATCTGAATACATCGGACTGAACAAAAAGCTGCGCTCTAACAGCGTTGCTCAAGTAGTTGTCAAATTTGCTCGTTATGTCGCCCCGTTCCGCAAGGAAGACGACAAGATTCAACGCATCAAGAACGAATTTCGGGGTTGATCATGACGGTACTGCCGGTAAAGCAGTACTACCTTCAAACAGATAGTCTGACCAGCCATAGCTACAGGATGTGCTTTTCAAGTACCTGTGCTATGGCGGTTAAATACTTGATGCCAGATGCTTTGAAAGGTAGTAATGCTGATGACAAATACTTAAAGACTGTCTTCAAATACGGTGACACTACCGACGCCTCTGCTCAAATCAAAGCTTGTAAAGACTTTGGTGTCCTTGCTACCTTCTATCAAAACGGTAGTCGGACTGCTATCTACTCTGAAATCAACAAAGGCTACCCTGTTGCTACTGGCATTCTTCACCACGGCCCTGTTTCTGCACCGACAGGTGGGGGTCATTGGATGTTATGCATTGGAGATGGCGGTGAATACGGCATCTTCATGGATCCTTATGGCGAACTAGATGTCGTCAACGGTGGTTATGTCCGTGTTGGTGCTGGTGGCAAAGAAGTTCGCTACACCTGGCGTAATTGGTTGAAACGCTGGGAAGTCGAAGGCCCCCGAACCGGCTGGTTCATGACATTCAGACGGATCAATGATTGAAACGATCATCACGGGAGCTGTATCTCTGGTTCTTGGCATTGGAGGGGGAGTAGCTGCTCTTCATTCACGTTCTAACTCACGCATGGATCAAATTGACAAGCGTATTGATGGTGTCGAATTGCGTCTTGCTGAGAAGTACGTCCCGCGTCAAGAACTCGCCAACGCCCTTGCAAAGATGGAGGATCACATGATCCGCATCGAGAACAAGCTAGATCAGATTGTACTGAGAAATGGCTAAAAAGAAAGCAACGGAGGACATGTTCAATGAACTCCACAATATGGTCACTCAAGAGTTGTTGAGTCGGATTAAATCAGGTGAAGCTACCACTGCCGATCTAAAAGCAGCTTGTGACTGGCTATCCAAGAACAATATCTCTGGTGTTGCCATGGATGGCTCACCACTGGATCAACTTGCTTCGATCCTACCCAAGATTGACCCAGAACTAGTACGGAGCCGTATGAATGTCACGAGATTGGAAAGCCGAGTATAAGGCACGAGCTGAATATCTGAAGTCTTACCGTAAGGCACACCGCAAAGAGGATGCATCAAGAGCCCGTGCTAGGCGATCTCTTGGTGACATCCCTGCTGGCAAAGAAGTCGACCACAAGGATAACAATCCAATGAATAACTCAAAGGATAACTTGCGTATTGTTCCACGCAAAGTTAACCGTGCCAAAGGTGCTCAAAAGACCAATAGTAAGCGGTAATGACCCCACTGTTTCCTACGCCTGATCACTATCTCCAAAACCTAATAACCATGACATCTCCCGAAGCCAAGCGTCTATGGAGACGTGCTATTAAAGAGCACTTTGATTGTCAATGCGTTTACTGCGGAGAAACTTATGACGCTAATGAACTCACACTTGATCATGTACGACCCAAAGTATTCGGAGGAGCTGACCTCACCTCAAATCTTGTACCAAGTTGTAGATCGTGTAATCAGGCAAAAGGAAGTCAAAACTGGCTCTCATTCATGAGAACTACGTTTGGTGTGAACCCACAAAAGGAACAACTCATTTTATCTTGGATTAAGTAATGGCCCCCAATAAACCTAAAAAGCCCACCATGTTGCAACGCCAACGGCAACTGCGGGCTCAACAACAGCAAGTCAAAAAGGCGTCCAGCAAGCAACTCCCAGCCAGCGGTGGTAGCTCTGGCAACAGCCGTCAAGCTCGTGGTCAGCGAGCCAATACTACTCGCGCTCAAGCTGCTAATAACCAGCGGATTATCAGCCGTGGGATGGAAGGATTCATCCGTCGAGGTAACGCACAAGATAAACTTGATAAGGCAGCTGAAGGTACTCGTGGATCTGGTACTCGTACTGCTGGTGCTGGTGGAGGCCTTACAACTGGACAAAAACCAATCGGGCCTCGTCGTCAACTGCCTCCGAGCATTCAAGGTGGTAGTCGGGTAGGGAACTCCAGTCAACCGTGGGGTGAGCAGCCTGTGCGGCAAGTGAAGGTCACGGATCTTGGAAATAGCAACAAGCTTGCAGCTGGTCCGCAGTCATCCCAGACAAAACTGTCTGGAGCAAAGACGCCGCCTAAACTCCCTGGTGGCACTGGAGGTGCAGACACGGTCCGTGGATCAGGTGTGCGTACAGGCCGACCCGGTCCTAGTCGGCCAATGCTCCCATCCGCTAAAGATATGGCTGGTGGGGCTGCTAAAGCTGCAAAAGGTGCTGGTTCGCTTGGCAGCAAACTCACCCTCCTTGGGACTGCAGCAGCGGCGTGGGATCAAGCCAAGAAGGTAGCTAACCCCAAAGACAACCTTCTTACGTCTCTGCAACAGCTCGGCAGAAGCGTATCCAAAGCAACCGGTGATAAGACCGCCCCCGGTGGGCGCCACGGTTACCGTCAGAGTGGTGGTACAAGCACTGGTGCCAAACCAGCCAACGCAGCAAAGGCCAAACCAGCCATCCCTGCTTCACGCGATCTGATGAATAGCGGTTCATCTGACAAGAGGTTTGAAAAACCAAAAGCTAGTGACCCCGCTCGCACCCGCTCCACCGGTTCTAGCGGTTCCTCCACCTCCAGCGGCTCTTCCTCACCTCGCTCGCTACCTCGGCCTTCTCTGAGGGCTGCTATGGCGTCATCCGATGCAGGCATGAAGAACCAAGATAAGAACTATCGTGGCAACCTGTTTGAAAAGACGTTTGGCTACAAGCCTGGTCAAGCACCTGATCAAACAAAGACTGCTAAAAACTTCGATACCAAGTCGGATCTCTACAGCCCATCCACCAAGGTCGACGGCAGCAAGCTTGATGCCAAAAAGATTGACCAAAAGAAGGTTAATGAATATGGTCGGCGCAAGCGTCGGTATAACGACTGACCTTTAATTAACGCTGAGACCCCTCTATATGCCCCTGCAGCACGCCTGTGGGGGCTTTTCCATGCCTTCCCCTATGAGTGATGTTTTAACGGCCCTCAGGGACGATTTCAAGCTGTTTCTCCAAGCCCTGTGGCAGCAGCTTGATCTTCCCTCCCCAACTCGTGCTCAATACGCCATCGCTGACTACCTACAAAGCGGTCCGAAACGTCTTCAGATCCAAGCCTTCCGAGGAGTCGGTAAAAGCTGGATCACTGGTGCCTTCGTTCTCTGGACACTCTTTAACAATCCAGAGAAGAAGATCATGATCATCTCAGCCTCTAAGGAACGAGCTGACAACATGTCAATCTTCCTTCAGAAGCTGATCATCGAGACCCCATGGCTAAGCCATCTAAAACCAAAGTCGGATGACTCCCGTTGGTCTCGTATTTCCTTTGATGTGAACTGCTCCCCTCACCAAGCACCTTCCGTAAAGAGTGTCGGTATTACAGGACAACTTACGGGTTCTCGTGCTGACCTCATGATTCTTGATGACATTGAAGTTCCTGGTAACTCAATGACTGAAATGATGCGAGAGAAGCTTCTTCAACTCTGCACCGAAGCTGAATCCATCCTCACACCAAAGAAGGACAGTCGAATCATGTACCTCGGTACACCTCAGACTACCTTCACCATCTACCGCAAACTAGCTGAGCGTAACTACCGTCCCTTTGTCTGGCCGTCTAGGTATCCACGTAAAGACAAGCTCTCCCAATACGAAGGTCTTCTCGCTCCACAAATCGTAGAAGACATCGAGATGGGAGTAGAGGAGTGGTCTCCCACTGATCCTGATCGATTTAAGGATGATGATCTGCTGGAACGAGAAGCAGCCATGGGTAGAAGCAACTTCATGCTTCAATTCCAGCTTGATACTGCGCTAAGTGACGCTGAGAAGTTCCCACTTAAGTTCTCCGACCTTGTTGTCACCTCAGTTAACCCAACTCAAGCACCAGATGCTGTGGTGTGGTGCAGCGATCCTCGCAATATCCTCAAAGACTTGCCTACAGTTGGCCTACCGGCGGACTACTTCTACTCACCAATGCAACTCCAAGGTGAGTGGGGTCCATACACTGAAACCATCTGCTCCGTTGACCCCTCAGGTCGTGGTACTGACGAAACAGCAGCTACCTACATCTCCCAACGCAATGGCTTCCTCTATGTCCATGAAGTCCGTGCATTCCGTGATGGTTACAGCGACGCCACCCTCCTTGATATCCTGAGAGGTTGCAAGAAGTATAACGTCACCAAACTGCTCATTGAGACCAACTTTGGTGATGGCATCGTTGCTGAACTCTTTAAGAAACACCTCCAACAAACCAAACAAGCCATAGATGTTGAAGAGGTGCGAGCTAATGTAAGGAAAGAGGACCGCATCATCGATGCCCTAGAGCCGGTCATGAACCAACACCGCTTGATCTTTGATCGTGGTGTCGTGGAGTGGGATTACGCCTCCAATAAAGATGCCCCACCAGAAGATCGCCTGCTCTACATGCTCTTCTACCAGATGTCCCGCATGTGCCGGGAGAAAGGTGCCGTTAAACATGACGACAGATTGGACTCCCTAGCCCAAGGCGTTAAATACTTCACTGATGCCATGTCCATCAGCGCCCACGAGACCGTGAAACAACGTCGGATGGAAGATTGGCAGGACATGCTCGACTCCTGGATGGATGACCCCCAGAGCGCCGCTAACCACCTTGTGATGGGCTTCGATCTGGAGCAACGCAGAACCGCTAGAGGAGCCACAAATCCAAGGCGCAGTATTAAATGGGTCTCACTTTAAGACACTAGTCATTGGAAGGCTTCTGGTTGACCCGACACTATAAGCGGGAGCGGGAAGACAATGGGGAGTCGTGTCTCACGTAGACGTGATCCCCAACTCCCCCTCTATAGATGTCATCTTGAATTGACATCCCGTGAGTACTAGTAAATCAAAAGACACAAAATAGTAATTCAACTAGTAGTGGATCTTGGATATCCTCTTGAATGGATATCTCTTAATCCAATCTCCTTTAATTTATTAATTAGAAATTGAATTAGAGGAAGACTGAATCGAGATCATCTGAATGGCCTCTTGAAGGGCCATCTGAATGATACAGGATTCATTCTTATTACTAAAAATTCCAACCAGTAGCTACTCAATGACCCATACGGCATCACTCATCCACATCACTCCCAACGCTGAAGACCTCATCTCTTACATGGCCAGGGTGTCTAACCCCTCTAACCAATCAAACACTACCTCAGCACCAAAACTCATTAGGTATCTAATCGAGCATCAACATTGGTCCCCGTTTGAAATGGTTAATATGTGCGTAGAGATTGAGACAACTCGCAGTATTGCAGCTCAGATCCTTAGACACCGTAGCTTCAGCTTTCAAGAGTTCAGTCAACGCTATGCAGCAGTAACTGAAATGCCAGAGATCCCACATCTAAGGACACAGGATCTGAAGAATCGACAGAACAGTGTGGATGATCTGGATGAGGTGTTGGCTAAGAAGTTTGAGGTTGAGATTGCTAAGCACTACGTGCATAGTTATCGGTTGTATCGAGACATGCTGGATGCTGGTATTGCTAAAGAATGTGCCAGAGAAGTCCTGCCATTGGCTGCTCCAACCAAGCTGTACATGAATGGATCGATTCGCTCTTGGTTGCATTATTGTGATCTTAGGACTGCTAATGGCACACAGAAGGAACACGCAGTGATTGCTGGTCAAATTCAAGACATTCTCTATTCGCAAATACCGGATGTTTGTGAGGCGATGTGGAGTGATGACTGAGAGGTGTCTAGAAGGGCCTGGGAGGTGCCTGTAATGGAGTTTCCGTGTACTGGGTGCGGTGAGTGTTGTCGTCGCATACAGACGATCCTAGAGGCTAATCATCAACATCCGATTATGAAGGAGTTGGTGGAGCGGTTTCCCTTTTCGACAAGAGAAAATGGAGCCTGTGAGATGTTGCTGGAGAGTGGTCAGTGTTCTGTTTATGACAGTCGACCGATCCTGTGTAATGTCAAGTTGGGTGGAATGGTGTTGGGAGTTGATGAAAGTACTTGGTACAGGCAGAATGCTGATGCTTGTAACTACATGATCAAAGAAGCGGGGTTGGATAAGAGCTTTCTTGTCTCCCTGTGATTTTTGACAGAAATTTCTCAAGCCTATTCGCCAGTGGTGGGGGGGCCTGAATACCCCCCATGGCCCCCTTTTGTATGCAGAATGCCGCGCTAGTTATGGTATCTAGTAGTGGCAACTAGGTTTTTGCCGTCTAGTGGCTGGCTGACTGGCCTTATTGTTGTTGAGAATCATTATCAATAAGCCCTTAAATTCCATGTGATCTGTGCGCGCATATATAGATCGCGCGCGGTTCCTCCTTTGATCCGCTGCAGGCCCGCTGCAGAACTGTGCCAATCTTGAGACTGGTCACGGTCTGTTGACGGATGCCACGAATAGCCTGTAACTTGGCAACAAGCGATCAGGAAGCCGGAACGACACCGGCCAATCCTTCCCGCCAGACCTGCCGCCATCAGCGCAGTAAGTCGCCATCAATCCAAGAACCTTGACAATAGAATAAAAGCACACCTTAGAGGGTCACTGCCGCTGCAGCAGCTGTCGAGCGGGTTCCAGCACTGCGGGTTAGGGCATACTTTCTAAGGTTTAATCACGGACGCACCATCAAACTAAATGGGCGGCACTCCAGTAGCGCGACGCTATGGGATCGAATCCCTGCCGTACCTATTCTCTCGTTAATGAGAGAACCTTTCCACTCATCACATGAACAACATGGAAACTGCAGTATTTAATCCAGTTTCAGTTAAGCCCAGCACTGCTACTAAATGTTATGAGTATTTAGCAGCCCGTGGTTTCTTACTACATCGCATGGGTAAAGAATACATGATCACTAACTTTCGTGGTGGTCGTTGTTTCAAGGGCACACTAGCTGAGCTTAAGTTGCATCTCAAGGACGTATACTATGGCGAGCCTATTGCAAGCTGATTGACCCTTTCAATCCATTAATCACAACACAATAACATGGAAACACTCAACCTACGCTTCACATTAGACGAAGATGCACCGATCTCCGAATACATGGAGGATGGTGTGTTTGATACAGCATTCCCACAAGATGATGGCACACATCAAGTCATCATCAAGGACGTGGATGAGGCATTGATTGAATCAATGAACTCTGATGATCTCGCTGAGTTCTTTGGCATTGAATCAGAGTTTGTTATTGCCTGTGAAGTTCTAGAGTTTGCTTAACCACTTCCACTCATCACAACAAACAAGGAGCCCACCGATGTCTCTCCAATTGCTTAACTTTTCAAAGGGTAATGCAAAGCTCGGCAAGCATACTCTAATCTTCTCATTACCTGCAGGACGTACATGTCCTGGCGCAATGTATTGCAAGGCGTTTGCTGTAGTTAATGATGACGGCAAGCAAACAATTCAAGATAGCAAGGACACAATCTTCCGTTGTTTTGCAGCATCATCTGAGGTTCAATATGACGCAGTCTATAATTCTCGCGCTGAGAATCTACAACGCATTGTTGAGTCTCTCTCTCATAGTGTTGATCTCTGTGTACATCTCTTGGAAAGGAGCATTGCATCACACAGAACCAAGCATACACAGCTGGTGCGCATTCATGAGTCCGGCGACTTCTTTTCTCTTGCGTATCTTCAAGCATGGGTAAGGGTAGCAGAACGCAACCCTGATTTAAAGTTCTACTGCTACTCTAAGAGTCTTTCATTCTTTCTTGATCTTGCGTTGCCTGATAATTTCTACATGACCGCATCATACGGTGGCAAGCATGATCAATTGATCGAGCAGGGATACTTCAAACGCTATAGCAAGGTGTTCATGTTTGAAGAACAGGCTAATGCTGTGGGCCTAGAAGTTGATCATGATGATTCACATTGTTTCGGTGATCAACCCTTTGCGCTACTAGTTCATGGCACACAGCCAAAGGGTAGCGATTGGGGCAAGGCTATTATTGCACGCCGCAAGAATAAACAGTTCAGCGGATACAATAACAAGAAAGCAATTGCTGCCTAACCGATTCCACATAACAAATGAAGGGGTTCACCGCCCCTTCTTTTTTGTGCTCAACTATTCCGTTACGACACACAAGGACGCATCACAAGG